GATCGGATCGACCGGGGTTGTGGTGCAGGCGCAGCCGAGGCGCGTCAACGGCAAGCTGGACGAAGCGCTGGCTGTGCGGATTGAGGAGCTCTGGGCCGAACAGTCTGAGCGTGGCAACTGGACGCTCTGTGGTCAGCACACGCGGAACGGTCTAGACCGCCTGTTGGTACGGCTGACGGCGCAGGACGGCGAAGTGCTCGTGCGAATCCACGAGGAAACATCAGGAACGCCAACCAAGTTCGGGGTCGAGCTGATCGATGCCGAGGCGCTCGACATGGACTACAACGACGTGCTGCCCAATGGCAACGTCGTGCGCATGGGCGTCGAGTTCAATCGACATCGGCGCCCGGTCGCTTACCACTTTTTCCCAGAGGCGTTACAGCCCCTCGCCAGCACCTACCGCGCCGGCGCCAATCAGCGCGAGCGTGTCGTGGCCGACGACATCGTGCACCTGTACCTGCCCGAGTGGGCCTGGCAGTCGCGTGGTATGCCGTGGGCGTCCACGGCGATTCGTCGCATGGCGATGCTCGAAGGCTACGAGGACGCCGCGATCACGGCGGCCAGGCAGTCGGCGACGAAAGCGGCGCAGTACCGGTACGAAGAATGGGCGGACCCTGGCGAGTTGCCGAAAGGCGTCAAAGAGCAGGGTCAGCTGACGCAGGATATTGCCGCCGGCGAGGTCGACCTGCCGCCATATGGCATGTACCTGCAGCCGATGGACTGGGCCTGGCCAAACACCGATCACGGTGAGTTCGTCAAAGAGGCGTTGCGCGGGATCACAGCGGGCCTGTGCATCAACTACAACACCGGTGCCAATGACCTCGAAGGTGTGAACTACACCAGCCTGCGCTACGGCGCACAGATCGAGCGCGATCTGTGGATGCTGCTGCAGGACTGGTACGTGCAGTGGTTCGTGCAGCCGATCTACCGCCGCTGGCTGGCCTACGCCGCGCGCCGTGGGTTGCTCGGGCAGAAGAACGGTGCATCGCTCGATCTGACACGCCTGCGGCAGTTTCAACACGCTACCTTCCAACCTCGCCGCTGGGCGCCGGTCGATCCCACCAAGGACGAGCAGGCCGCGCTGATGGCGGTGCTGCTGCGCCGTCGTTCGATCTCCAGCCTGATACGGCAGGACGGCAACAATCCCGACGACGTGTGGAGCGAACTGCGCCGCGACCTCGATCGTCTGGAGGCCGACAAGATGCCGCCGGCGGATCAGTGGCCGCAGCCCAAACAGGAGCCTGATGCATGACTACCGAAAAGCAACTGACAATCCCGTTGACGCTCGAACGCGCCGAGTCCGATGCCGAGGCACTGACGATCCCGGTCAGCTTCGCCAGCGACAACTTGGTCGCCGATCCGTACCTGGGGCCGGTCGAGCTCAGCATGGATCCGTCGGCTGTCGACCTCACCCTGGCGGCCGATCGCGGTATCCCGGTACATGAAATGCATCGGCGCGCCGTGCCGATCGGGCGTGTGACCGATATCCAGCTCGACGGCAACCGGCTGCGCGGCGTCATGCGCTTCTCGGCCAACCCGCGTGGCCGCGAGCTCTACCGCGATGCGCAGGACGGCATCCTCACCGACACCAGTGTCGGGGCATCTATCTACGCGATCCGCGAAGAGGCGGACCGCATTGTTGCGATCAACTGGCGTCCGCGTGAGGTCAGCCTGGTCGACGAAGGCGCCGACCAATCGGTCGGCATCAACCGGGCGAAGGCACAAACGCCGTCGTCCGCACGTGAAACTCAAAATGAGGAAAACTCTATGACTGCTGAACACCAGCAAGAGTCTGTCGACACTCAGCGTTCGGCAGCCAAACCCAACACGCCTGCCGTCGAGACGGCCTCTGTCTCGCGTGACGAGATCAACATCCGCGAGCTCGGCGACTATGCGCACAAGCGGGCACCGGAACTCGGTATCGACCGCATGCGCGACGACTTCATCGCGTTCGGCAAGCCGTACGAAGAGTTTCGTGGCGAGGTCTGGCGCATGCTGCGCGAGCGGCAGGATGCGCAGCCGGGTGTCAGTTCGCCGTCGGAGCTCGGCCTGGTGCGCGCCGAGGTGCAGGAGTTCTCGATCGTGCGGGCGGCCCACGCGTTCCTGACCAACAACTGGAAGAAGGCCGGCTTCGAGCTCGAATGCTCCCGCGCCGTGGCCGAGCGGCTCGGCCGCGACGCCAAGGGCTTCTACGTGCCACTGGAAGTGCAGCGTGATCTGGCGGCCGGTACGCCGGCGGCCGGTGGCACCCTGGTCGGTACCGATCACCGTGGCGACCTGTTCATCGACGCCTTGCGCGCGCGCTCGGTCGCGATGGCTGCCGGCGTGCAGATGCTGCCCGGCCTGGTCGGTAACGTCAGCATTCCAAAGCTGACCGGCTCGGCGACGTTCTACTGGCTGAACGAAGACGAAGACGTCACCGACAGCGATCCGTCGACCGGTGCCGTGACGCTCACGCCGCATACCGTCGCTGGCGCCGTGCCGATGACGCGCAAGCTGCTGATGCAGTCGAGCCCGTCTGTCGAGCAGATGGTGCGTAACGACCTGATCAGCGGCATCGCGCTGGCGATCGACCTGGCCGTGTTCGACGGCGACAACGTCAAGGAGCCTATGGGTATCCTCAACGCCGCCGGCGTCGGCACGGTGACGATCACCGCGCCGGGTGTGCCGGATTGGTTGGAGGTGCTGCAGTACGAGGCCGCGCTCGAAACCGCCAACGCCCTGGACGGTGCGCTGAGCTGGGTGACCACGCCTGGCGTGCGCGCGCAGATGAAGGGCACGCCGAAGGATTCCGGCAGCGGCATCTTCATCTGCTCCGAGGGCAACGTCGTCAACGGCTACAGCGCACGGACCAGCACGCAGTTGCCGGCGAACACGCTGCTGTTCGGCGATTTCAGCCAGGTCATCGTCGGCCAGTGGGGCGTGCTCGACGTGAAACCGGACGAGGCTGCAAAGGCGGCCTCCGGCGGTCTCGTCCTGCGCGTGTTCCAGGACTGCGACGTTGCGATCCGCCATGCCGAGTCGTTCGCCAAGAACGCATAACCCAGACGGGTGAGCGCCACCCGACGGTGGCGCTCACCTGAACAGGAGACAAGGTGGAAAACCGGCGTAGCGATGACCCGCGTATCGATGACATTCAGCGTTCGGTGCACGAGTTGGACCGCCGCCTGCTGGTCGTAGAGACGCGTCAGGAGGCGTTCGAAGATTCGATGGAAGAGGCCCATTCGCATCTACATTCGAAGATCGATGCCGTCCGGTCGGATCTGCGTGACGGCATCGGCCTGGTGCATAAAGACGTACAGGCGGGGCGCGACGACTTCGCTGCGCATGTCAAACAAGAGACCGAGGATCGGCGGGTACTGATGCGCACGTTGGTCAGCCTGATCATCACCGTCGTGCTGGCCCTGGCCGCCTGGGCGCTGACCACGCTGACCGATCTCAAGGGGGTCGCGCCGTGATCGAGAACGCGCTGCATGGTGTGCTGGTGATGATCGTTTTTGCCGTGGCGTTCCTGCTCGGTGGGGTAACCGAGAACTGCTTCACCTGGGCCGTACGGCAGCGGTTGACCAAAGGGGGGCGGCTGCTGGTGCGCCGCAGTCATTTCGCCGACGGCCTGCTGAGCGCGTCGCAGCGTTGCGGCGTCGGTTACTGGCTCGCGCGCCAGGTGCCGCATTTTCTGTGGGCCGATGAGCGCGGCGATATCTGGCAGTACACGGTCAAGCCGGCCTGGGAGCAGCGCTGGCGCGGTCGGTCCCTGGTGCTGGCCTGGCTGGCGCTGTGGTTCTACGACGGTCAGGTTGTTCAGGGCGACAGTGAGCTGGGCGCCACGATGGCAGGGGGTGGCTCGTGAGTACGACACCGCCTCGCGGAATCCGTAACCACAACCCGCTGAATATCCGGGCTACGGGTATTCAGTGGGAAGGGCTTTCCGCGCAGGCATCCGAGGTCGATTTCTGCGTGTTCGTCGATCCGAAGTACGGCATCCGCGCGGCGGCGAAGATCCTGCAGACCTATGCCGAGCGTCACGGTATCAACACCCTGGCCGGCGTGATCGAACGGTGGGCGCCGCCTCACGAGAACGACACCGCCGCCTATGTCATGGCGGTATCGATCTGGGCCGACCTCGAAGCCGACGCTGTTATCGACCTGCACGACTACGACACGGTGCTGGCGCTGCTGCGGGCGATGGCGCGCATGGAGAACGGCAAGCCGCCGCAGGACCTTGATCCGGCCTGGTACCCACCGAGCGTGTGGGAGCAGGGCCTGCGCCTGGCTGGCCTGGCGCCGAGCAAGCCGTTGACCAACAGCCGCACGATGCGCGGCGTTGCCGCCGCCGGCGCTTCCACCGCCACCGCATTCGCCATGCTGGCCGACTGGTTGAACCTGCCACCCGAGCTCGCCGAGCTGCTGCCGGTGGTGTTCGCCAGTGTCTCGCAGGAAATGCTGGCTGCGGTGCTGCTGTTGGTGGGCCTGGTCGGCAATCTCTACGCGGCGCACGCCCGCCGCGACGACCAACAGAACGGGAGGCTTTGAGCATGCAACGCAGACTGCCGAACTACCTAATTCCGATGATGGCGCTTGTCGTCTGGCTGGCATTCGTCGGCGGCGCAGCATCGATGCTGCAGGGCTGCGGCGCTCCGCAGCAGCAGGATGCACTCGAACTCATGGTGCAGGCCGATCAGGCCATCGCGGTCGGCAACGAGGCGCTGGGCGATGCCCTCGCGCTGGGTACCTTGCACGTGGATTCCGCCGACTACCGGACTGCTTACGACGCGCTGCGCCAAGCCAATGCGCTGATGGACGCTGCCTGGCTCGCCTGGCGGGCCGGCAGTCGCGCCAGCGCGCTCGACAAGCGCGAGGCGGCATTGGCGCTGTACCAGACCGTCCGGCCACTGCTGGCCCGCTTACAGGAGTCGCAGCCATGAACATCACGCTGGCGTTGAAACTGCTCGACCTGGCCATGATCGGGATCGCCGCCTTCGACCGTTACCAGGCCCGCCACGTCGAGACCGCCAGCGAGCTCGAACAGGTGCGGCAACTACGCGAAGACGTGTTGCTGGGTCGAGCCGATGCCGATCAGCTCGCCGACCAGGTCGACGCCCTAATCGAGCGCCTGCAGCAGTCTCGTCAATCGTCATTTCGTCAGCTGCCGCGGCCGGGAACCGGTCACGGCCTGACCGAGTAGCACTAACCCAAAGGAGGCAGTCATGCCAATCGAAGAAACGTATCGTAACAACATGCTCGGCGCGCTGCCTGCCACGGGTTACCTGGCACTGTTCGTCGGTGACCCGGCCGGCGCCGGTGCCGAGTGCAGCGGGGCCGGCTATGCGCGAATCCCGGTCACGCTCGGCGCGGCTGCGGCCGGTGTGCGTAGCAATACCAGCGGGCCGCACGTATTCACCGTCGGCGCGGGTGGCTGGCAGGCCGGCGTGAACTACTCGGCGCTGTTCTCGGCGAGCTCCGGCGGCAGCCTGATTTCGTCCGACGCACTGGACGCGACGCGCGACATGTCGATCGAAGGCGCGACGATGACGTTCGGTGTGGGAGACATCGACCTCTCCTGCAACTGATAAGAGGATCTGTCGATGGGCCAGTACCAGGCCGACTTCAGCGCAGAATCGCTCGGCGTAAAAACCGACATTGCCGGATGGACTCGGCGATGGGATTACCAAACCGGCGCGAACGCCACGATGGAGATCGTTGCTGACGCCGAAGGTCAGGGGGGGAAAGCTCTCCGTTTCACGCAAAGCCAGAACGTGCGCTCCTTGCTGTCGCTTGATGCGCTCGATGCGGATGCGAACAACGACCAGATCGAGATTGCTGGCCTGTTTCGCTATACGATGGCACCGGGTGAAAACGGTCCAGGGTTCGCGGTTCGTGGGTCAGGCACCCCGACGACTGAAAACGGACAAGTCGTTCAGATCACGCATGATTCGGCATCGGCGTACAGGACGCGGATCTACCGCTACTCCGGCGGCGCTGCCATTGGGTCATCGACCTACGGGCCGAATCCTTCACCGCAAACGGGTCTTTATTGGGTCAAGGCGGCCGCGAGCGGCAGCACGTTCAAAGTTGACGTCTACGATGCGTCCGACCTGTCACTGTTCGTCAGCTATCAGCTCACTGACGCAACCATCGCTGGAGTCGGCTGGGCCGGGCTGTTCACCTTCGTAGCCGGTGCGGCATACGACGTGCTGGACGTGCTGGCGGCGACTAACGGCGACACGGTCACACTCTACACCACCGGAGGTGGCGGAGACGTTACGGCCCCTGTGCTGTCAGCCCCTACCGGAGCCGCCACGGGGACCACGACGGCAAACGTCGGCGCGACAACCGACGAGGCCAACGGGACGCTGTACGCAATCGCTTAGCTGTCTGTTCGGACCCCTACCATCGACCAGATCAAGGCGGGCGAAGACGCGTTGGCCGATGGCGCGGTTACGTTCAACGGTACGACGCAAGCCGTCGAATTCGGCGCGTGGTCGCTCCCGGCAGGATCAGGCGCGTTTTCGATTGAAGCATGGGTGAAGGCTTCGGCACTACCGACCGGTACGGGTGGGGCTGACCGCAAAGTGATCTGGGCGCAGGGCGACAGTCCGGGCCTGTATATCGCGTTCGACGGCACGAAAGCCATATTGGGCGTGACGATCCAGCATGGTGCGGCCAGCTACTATGAGCTGCCGGGAACGACGGCGCTAGCAGTTGACACGCTGTACCACGTTGCCGCGACATACGACGGAACGACCGTAAAGCTGTTCCTGAATGGCGTCGAGGACGCGACGGACAACGCGCCGGGGATGACGACATATGCCAATGCGGACAGCGATCACGCGATTGCCAAGTTCAAAAACACTTGGACCGACGAACGTTTTTTCGTCGGGATCATCGACGATTTGAAAATCTATTCTTCGGCGCTGTCACCCGCGCAGATTGCGGCGAACCACGCCGACGGAATAGACGGCGCGACCGATCATGCGACTCTCATCGCAAGCCTGACGCCGATTGCGTGGTTCAAGCTCGACGAGGCTAGCGGCACGACGGCGACCGATTCCGGCACGGGCGCAAACGACGGCACGTTTGTCAATTCGCCCACGTTGAGCACCCGGTCGCTGATCGACGGTGGTAGCACTGCTCCTGTTGGTGCATCACAGGTGGTATCAGCAACCGGTGCACAAACCGTCCCGCTTACCGGCCTGACCGAAGGTACTGACTATTTCGGCCACCTCGTACACACCGATGCGGCGGCGAACGACTCGAACATAGTCAGTTCGGCACAGTTCACGACGAACGCTCCTGCTGCAGTAGAAGGGGTCTCTTTCACCCTATATCAGTCGGACGGTGCGACGCCTGCCGCCGACCTGACGAACCTCGTTGCGTTGTGGTGGGACAGCGCAACGCCGACCGGTGCGCCAGCTATTGAGGCCACAAACGAGTCCACCGACGGCAGCGGTGTGTACACGATGGACGTCAGCGTCGGGGCGCTGGCTGTCGGTCAGGACGGCTTCCTCCTGTTGTACGACCTCGACGGGGCGGATCACCGCGACTCGCTTGTCTACGCTGGCAAAGAGACTGTGGTGGACATCAGCTAATGGCGTACACGCGGAAAATCACGCCGCGTTTCGCAAGCGGCAACCGGGTGGCTGAAGCGTCGTGGATTGACGCAGCGGCACAGCCGACGATAGCAGTCACAAACGACTTCCACGGTGGCTGCATTGATCCTGGCTCGCTGGTCATCGACAACACGATCCCGAGCGAACCGGGAATCCAGCTAACGCCCTACGTCAACGCCTACACTTCGCAGTATTGGGGCTGGGGCGGTCGCTTCAGTGGGATGAACGGCAAGCGGCCGAAGTTCCGGCCAACGGACGCTGAGCGTTACCTGAGCATCGCGCCGGACGAGATTTACTACTCGTACGACCTCGACGGCCCCTACTACCCATCGAACCCGGGGACTGATCAGGGGGCTTATCACGAGTACCAATTCGCGAGCGCGTTCACTCAGGATCAGGTCTACATCTGGCAGCAGATCCCGACGACACCGAACGTGCTGGCGGCGCTGGTGTCGTCTGTGCTGGCCAGTCCCTACGGGCACCGGATACAAGCGGACCTGAGCTACGCGACCGACCCGACCCCGGGCGTGATCGGAACAATCGAGCCGGACTCGCCGACGATGTGGTGGGGGAAAAGCATCCCCAACGCGCCGATCTACGGTTTTCGGATTGCCGATGATTCACGGGCGGTTGCCGGCGGCAAACGCCGCTGTATCAGTATAGGCGGTCAACATGCCGGCGAATGGTCTGGAACCGCAATTCATCGGCGTTTCGTTGAGTGGTTGATTTCCGCCCAGGATGGCGGGGACATAAATCAGCAAGCGGCCTTCGACCTGCTTGGGAGCTGGGAATTCCTGATCTTCCCGCTATTGAACCCGCTCGGCATGTACGTCGGCATGCACCGGGGGAGTCCGGAGTCGTCTGATGGCCAGACTGGTTGGAACCCGTACCTGGATCCAAATCGGGTCTGGTATTCGGGCGGGTTTTCTCTCGAATCACATGCGCTCGTGCGTGCGGCCATGTCGCAGCATTACCCCGGTCTTGAGGCCAATCTGGCGCTCGACTGGCATAGCCGCGACGGCAGCGACGTCGCAATGTATGCCAACGCTGATGCGACAACGTGCCCTGAAGAACAAGCGCTGTTGACAGCAGCGAGGGGCTACGACGCGAACTGGCAGTCAACTATCACCGTGGTTGCGATAGATACCAGCTTCGCCGGCTGGATGGATTCGGACTTTGCCGGCACCGGCGATTTTACGCTTTGCCCTGTGACTGTCGTTGTGGAGTCAGGCACAGGCGAGAACTTCAATGAGACCGAGAATGGCCTGATTGCTGCCGCGCTCGGTCGCGGTCTGCTCGATCGGACTGTCGCCGGCGACTACCCGGGTCTGATCACCGGCAGCGATGAAACCCACGGCGCGGTCTGTTCTGGCGCGATGTCAGCCGTCGATACCTGGGCCTTCAATACCAACGAAACGCACCAGGCCGCCGCTACCGCCGGCGCCTCAGCCGTCGAAACCTGGGCGCCCGGTTACGGCGAAACGCACGGCGCCGGCAGTGTCGCGGCCTTCATTGCCAGCGAAGGTTGGTTGCTCGATTACGCCGAGACCCACGGCGCGATCACCGCGTCCGGTATGGCGGCCAGCGATGCCTACGCAGTCGGTGCGGATTACCTGGAATCGCACCAGGCGGCCGCAACGGCAGCGGCATCAGCTGCCGAGACCTGGGCGGGTGGCTACAGCGAGACGCACGCTGTCGGCAGTGTCGCCGCCTTCATTGCCAGCGAGGGCTGGGTGCTCAACTATGCCGAGACGCATGCCTCTGCTGCCACTGCCGGCATGGCAGCCAGCGATGTCTATGCGGTTGGTTCCGATTACGCCGAGACGCACGGTGCGACCGCAGCGGCCGCGATGTCGGCGGTGGCGCAGTTTCTGTCGCACTACTCGGCCGTGCACCAGGCGGCTGCCGTGGCGATGTTCCAAGCAACCCCGGCGTATCTCAATCCGATGGCGAATACTGTCCGACGCCTCACGGCGATAGCTGGCGACCGCCCGCCGGGTTGCACGGCGGATGCCGTCCGCGTGCCGGTCTTCAATCAGCGCGACAACGCCGCGGCCCTGGTGCTGTTCGGCGACGGGGTCGTCATGGGCGACCTCGGCCACGTCTCGCGCGTGTTGCTGCGGCTTGATGACGACACCGAGATAGACAGTGCACAAGTCGACAGCGGCGTGATCAGCTGGGCGGAGCGCGGTCGCTACCAGGGTGCCGAGGTCGACGTGCTGGCGCTGCGCCTCGGTGGCCTGGGGCTGCCTGCGGGCACGTTCGACGACGTCGATGTCGTCGTGTTCGACTCCGCGCACCCGAACGGTTTGCAGATCGAGACCGGTGTCCAGCTCACGGTGCACGCGTAATGGATGTCGGTAGCCTCACGGTCGGCCTGGTCTACGGCTCTGCCGTCGCCCTGGATGCGATGTATATCGACGCCGGCGGCGCACAGCATCCCGTGCGCGTACTGCCAGACCAGCGCGCGGCCGAAATGCTCAGCGGGCCGGAGCTCGCGGTGCGCGGATCCAAGGCCAGTGTGCGTGTGCGCATCAGCGAACTACCGCAGCCGCAGGTCGGCGAACGATTCGTGCTGCGCGGCGAGACCCTGCGCATTGATGCCCGCCCGGTGCGCCTCAATCCCTTCGAGTGGGTGATCGATGTCGCCTAAGCTGTTTCGCATCCTCGACCGGATCGGCACGATGTTGCAGGTCGTTCGCTCGGCCAACGGCTACCGTACCGATATCGGCCAATACGTCGCGCTGGACAGCCGTGCGCCGCATGTCGACGACCTGCCGCTGGTGGCGTGTTTCCTGGGAACACGTGAGCGGGTCGCCGCAAAGGGTGCCCCGGACGAGCGCGTCTCGCCGCGTGGGGGTTCGGCCCTGTGCCAGCAGCAGCTGATCGTTGTCGGTTACGACCGGGTGCAGGCGCATGCGGCCAGTGAGCAGATCGGCATCGACATCATCAGCGACATTCAGCGGGCGCTCGAGCAGTACGACGACACGCTCGGCCGCCTGTTGATTCGCAACCAGGGCGGCCTGGCCTGGCTGTCCGACGAAATCTTTCTGCCAGATATCGGCGAGAACGTCGTAGCTGGCCGTGTGGTGTATGCGATCCCGCATCACCGAAAGTCTGGCGATCCTGAATATGCATAGGGGGAAAAGTCATGCCTGACAAGTTTCTGGTAGGCGTCGGCAAGATCACGGTGGACGGTGTCGAAACCGAACACCCGGACGAACTGACGATCGAGTTGTCGATCTCCGAATTCACGCGCCGCAACAGCGGCAATACCGGAGGCGGCAACGCCGCCAAGTTCGCGCGTATCGAATCGGTGCGCCTGGCCTTCAACAGTGGCAACTTCGACCCGACGACGCTGGCGCGGGCGCTGAAGGGCGAAACGGCCGAGGCCGCCCCGGCCGCGGTCAATGCCGATACCGCTGTTGTCAGTGGTGGGGTCGCCGTGATCGATGATCTGCTCGACACCAGCCAGGCCGTGACCGTGGCGCACAATGCGTCGGCCTGGGTGGCCGATTCGGTGTACGCCGCCGGCAGCTGGGTGTTCGAAGGCGGTCGCCTGTACCGGGCGACGGTCGGCGGTACCGCCGCGAGCTCGGCGCCGACCTGGCCGACCGACGGCTCGACGGTGGTCGACGGCGAAGTGACCTGGCAGGACGAAGGCGTGTTCGCCGCTGTGGCGGATACCGACTTCACCGTGCGCAACAACGGTGTCTACTGCGTGGCTGGTGGCGGCATGCCCGACGGCGCGCCGATCACCGTGTCGGGCACGCGCTACGGCCATACCCGCGTCGAGCTGGCCACGGCGGCGTCGAGCCAGCATGTCGTCGGCTTTGAGGGGGTCAACGAAGAGAACGGCGAGCCGATGTCCGGGCTGTTCAACCGTTGCGTGTTCGATCCCTCGTCGGTCGCCCTGATCACGGCCGAGTATGCCAGCGTCGACATGGCGGCCGAGGTGCTGCAGGACAGCAATGTGCCGGCCGGTCGCTCTGGCTTCGGCACGCTGCGCATGGGTGACGCGACGATCCTCTGATGGCGCGCGCACTGGGGCCCACGATCGAGATCGCCGCTTCAGATCGCCAGCTGCGCGACCTGGAGCGGGCGATCGCCAAGGCGCCGAAAAAGGCGCACAAGGGGGCCGTGCGTGCGCTCAAGAAGTCGCTGCGCTCGGGCAAGACCGAGGCCAGCAAGCAGATCCGCCAGCACATCAACCTGAAAAAGCGCGTTGTCGATCAGCGCATTCGCACCAAGGTCATCAGCGAGCGCCAGTTGATCGGCAGCCTGGCTGTGCGCGACCGTCGGATCGAGCTGGTCGAGTTCATGACGCCGTCGCAGATCGCCGCCGCCTACCGTCGCGGTCAGGCGGGGCGCTCGAAGGGTGTGGCGGTCAAGCCATACAAGCAGAAGGGCCGGCAGGTTTACCCGGGCACGTTCGTCAATATCGGCCGTAACGACGGCAAGTGGCACGTGCTCAAGCGCACGGGGCGCGAGCAGTACCCGATCTACATCCAGTACGGCCCGAACCTGATCGAAGAGTACGAAAAGGCGCTGCCGGCGTTCGCTGAGCGCATGAACGCCGTGCTGCAGCAGAACATGGACCACGAAATCGCATTCGCGCTGGGGTTGAAATAATGGCTCGCGTCGCAGAAGTGCTGTACCGGCTGAAGGACTACTTCAGCAAGCCAGCTCAGAAGATCATGGACGGGTACCGGGATATCCGCCGATCGTCGCGGCGCACGGCGGATTCGGTGTCCAAGGATGCTTCGCAGCTATCCGCGGCGTACGGCAAGGTGTCGAAGACGCTGGCAAACGTCCGTAATTTCGTTATTGGTATCACCGCACTGGGTGGATTGACTTCGCAGCTGAAACGGACCGCCAACGAACTGGACAACATTGGCAAGACGGCGCAGAAGCTCGGCGTAACCACCGAGGAACTGTCGGCGCTTGGGTACGCAGCAGAGCGGAACAACGTCGCATTCAGTTCACTGGCCACGGCCATTCAGCGCATGACTCGGCGTTCGGCTGAGGCTGCACAAGGCACCGGTGAAGCGAAGGCGGCGCTCGAAGAGTTGGGCATCGATGCGCGCCGCTTCGTTCAGCTGTCTCTTGAAGACAAGATGGCGGAGCTGGCCGATGCGTTTGGGGCGGTCGGCAGTCAAGCGGATCGGGTTCGTCTGGCGTTCAAGCTGTTCGACACCGAGGGTGTTGACCTGGTGCGGGTGCTGCAGGGCGGTAGCCAGGAGCTGCGGAAGCTGATCGCTGAGGCGGACCGGTTTGGTGCCGTCATCGATCAACAGCAATCTGATGCGGCTGCACGCTTCAATGACGCGACGACGAACTTCACCAATCGTGTCAAGGCGGCCAGGAACACCAGCCTGGCGCCGTTCTTCGAGAATCTGTCGGACGTAATGGATCGGCTTGGTCTTGGTGATCGTGTCGCCGAACTTGATGCAGAGATCGAATCGCTGAAGCGCAATCTGAGCGGCGAAGCGTACACAAGCATTTTCGATATCGACTTCCGGTCAGAAGAAGAGCAGCGGGCGGCGCTCAAAGCGGCAGTTGCTGAGCGCGACCGCCTGGTGAATGCGGAAAAGTCGGCTGTCGAGCAAAGCAAGGAAGAGCAGGCGGCTCGTAAAGAGCAAACGGAATCGATTGCCCAGTACAAGCAATCCGTCTCCGGCCTCACCGAGGTCTACAAGACCAACACCGCAGAACTCAAGAAGCAGCTGCAGACCGAGACCGCCGAGCTGGCCGCGGCCAGGCGCGAGCAGGCTAGCATCGAGCAGCAGTTCAAGCAGCTGAAAGACGACATCACGGCGCCACCGAAGGGCGATGTGTTCCTGGCTGACGTGTTCAACCAGATCAACCAGGCGCAGCGGGCACTGAATCAGGGCAGTGCCGACGAGGCGATCCGCCTGGCGCAGCAGGGCGGCGATCTGCTCGGGCAGCTGAAAGAGAAGGGCACCGAGCTGCCCGCCGTGCTTGGCTACCTGGCTGACCGCCTAGCCAAGGTCGCCAACGCGGCCAGCGAGCAGAAGGTCGACGCCGAGCTCGTCGACACCGAGGCCGCCAAGGCGCAGCTGGCGTCAGTCGAGGGGCAGATGAAACAGTTCGTCGAGCAGTCCAAACAGATGGGCGCCGAGGCGGGCAAGGCCTTTGTCGAGGCCATGCAGGCGCAGCTGAATGCGACGCTGCAGCCGCCCACGGTGGCGCCGGTGGCAAAAGGCGTGTCGCCGATCCATCGGCAGGGCAGCAGCTTCAGCGATCGCGCCTTTTCCGACGGGCTCAAAGACGAGCTGACGCGACGGGGTAGCCGATGATCCTGACGCTGAAGATTGACGGTATCGTCATCACGCACCTGGCGCTGCAGGAGTTCGAGCAGCGCTACAGCGAATACGGCGAGAACGTCAGCTTTCGCCGCACGGCCGACAGCACCGGCATCATCCGGTCGACCGGCAACGACAAGCTGCTCACACGGATCCAGGGCAAGGGCTGGATGCCGGGCGGTCTGCAAGGGTTCAGTCGTCGCACCGCGCACCTGCTGTCGTGCCCGACGCCGCGCGACGTGATCAGCGCGACGCCCACTGTGCAGATCCCTGCGGCCAGGCGCAGCGATGCGGGGTACGAGCCCTACGCGCACGCCATTGTCGACGGTGTGGCTGTCGAGACAGCCATCGACAGCCTCGTCGGCGATACCGTCACCTGCGCGCCGGTCAGCAGTGCCACGGGGTATGGCGTTGCCTACTACCCGGAGATCACCGCCTGGCTGTCGGTCAACGACCTGACCGCCGAGAACGGCGACCGGGCGTTCACGTGGGAGCTCGAGGCCGAGGAAATCTGATGGCCTACAGCGACATCATCCTCAGTCATTCGCCCGACATCTGGTATCGCCTTGGCGATGGGCACGCCCCGGCCGTCGCTAGCACCTATGCCGATTCCAGCGGCAACGGGCGCGACGCGCCTGGCTGGACATTCACTGGTAGCGCTACAGCGGGCGTGATCGCCGGAGACCCCGATGGCTCAATCCAGGTCGACAGTTTCAGCGGCGGCAACCTGCTGCGGAACAACATGTCGTTCGCCAGTGGTCTGTCGGCCTATTCGATGATGTTGCTGTTCCGTGCCAACACCGAGCGCAACTTCAATGTCGGCTGGCTGGCAATGAGCGCCCCGAACGGGGACACGTTGTCGCTGGGGCAGCTCCAGACCGGCATGCTCCAGGTCTACATGAAGACCGGCGCAGAGCAGGAGTTGATCCGCTACAGCGACGGTATACCCGACCTGACAGCAGACGTGCACCTGTTCGTGGTCACGTTCGATGCCGGGGTGTTGAAGCTGTACCTGGATGGCGCCGAGCTGACGGGGAGTGTGCTGGTCAACGGCAACGTGACGACGATGCCCGGTCTTGCCGCGGACAGCCAGCTGAAGATTGGCACGTTCGACGGCCTGTATGACGAAATCGGCCTGTTTCCGAAGGCGCTATCGCTGGAGGAGATCGAGGAGATCTACGGGGCCAGTGGGGTTGGGCTGCCGCCAACGACGGACCTGCCGCTCGTACTCAGCGGGACGCTGCACCATCCGGCTGCCGACCTGCCGTTGAGGTTGTCCACGATCACGCCTGGCGCGGCCGCCGACTTGCCGCTGGTCCTTCAGACCACGGACATTGGGCATATCACCGGTACCGCTGCCCGTTGGGGAATCGAGGTGCGTATTGCCGGCGCAATAGTCGGCAGGCTGATTGGGTCGCTGCGCCGGCAAACCGAAGAGATGGCCTCGAACGTGTGCCAGTTCGCCTTCATTCCGCCTGCCGGGGATATCGACCCGGCCGATTACGAACGGCAGCACGTCGAGGTCGATTTCATCGGCCAGGACGTCGACGGCATCGAGACCTGGCGCGTGCGTCGCTTTACCGGTGAAACGTCGGTCGCGACCTACGATCCCGACGCCGGCGAGATGGTTATCGAGGCAGTGGCCGACCTGCCTGGCCGGTTCGAGGGCATGTCTCGCGAGCTGATCGACGCCACCATTCCCGGTCAATGGTCAGAGCATGTCTTCGAGGGCTCGGTGGGCGGCTGGCAGTATGCACAGGACCGGATGAGCACGACACCCGACTGCCTGTTCATCGACGAACACGGCCACCTGCAGACCGCACCATGGGCGGCCAAGGGCGCGCCGGACTTGACCCTGACCGACTCGGGTCGGTTCGGTAACACGTTGAGGGTCGAGCGGCCGAGCCTACGCGACCTGATAACGCGTGTGCGCGTGAATTTCGATTTCCGCTATGTGCGCTTGCGCCATCGGGAAATCACCGTGTCCTGTTTTTTCGGGTATCTCTGTGATTGGCTCGACGAAGGTTGGACCCTGCCGAGTAAAGCGACGATCAGTGCGGCAGCGGATAGTTCGGCGTGGACCCGGACCAACGATATCTATTGGCTCGATCTGCCAGGGCCGCTGGCCAGCGTCTGCAATCCACCGAGGGCATGGGCCGGCAACGCGGCAGCGTTCTGCTTGGGCGCGACCTGGAAAGCGGCACGACGCTGGGCCCAGACGATCACGGAACAGTTCGCCATCGACGTTTTCGCGCCGGATTTCGAGGAGGCCGTCGGTCAACGTGGCGTGGCCGAGGATTTCGGGCTCGAGGCCGTGTTCGACGCCACCGACTACGAGAATATCGATGCATTCGGCGGGCCGCCGGCGGGTGCCGCGCTGTTGCCCGCAACCGGCGACTGGACAGCTGAAGCGACCGACGCGGAGGAAACCGGCCGCGACGCGCTGGAACACGCGCAGCGGGTCGCCATCGCCAAGGCCAGGACCACGATACTCGGTCGGGCGCGCGGCTGGCGTATCGTCTTCGAGTGCCCCTGGCGGCCAGACATCACGCTGCACTCGACGTTGACAATCGACACACCGGGTCTGACGGCCAAAGGCAAGGTATTCGCGCTCGAAGAGACCTTCGATCTGGAATCCGCCGACCTGACGCTGCGCGTGACGCTGGCGCTGTCCCGGCACAACGGTAGCGGAACTGCGACGGATACGCCGCTGGAGGCGCCACCGCAGCCGATGCCGGCGGCGGAAGAAAACACGGGTCGGACGGCATTTCATGGCATTCGAAAGGGCGGGCTGACCTACGACGTGGATGACCCGGAATGGTTCGGGTGGATCACGAACGTCGCCGCTGCCCAGCAACTACCCGGGCGCGAGCTCTACGAAGAGCGCTTTGCCCTGGAAATGCCGGAGATCGAAGACACCGCACGCGACGCCGCCGTCATTGTCGCGCCATCGCAGTTTTCCATTGCTGTGCCCAACGACGACCTGATCATGAGGTATTGACGATGACCGTTCAGGCCAACATTTTCACCGACACATCGCTGACGACACCCTTCGACGATGCTATTCATTCGCTGTCGCTGTCGGCCGTGCAGGGCGATACCGCCTACGGATCGTTCGCGGTGGGTACGACAACCGAGGGCAACGAGGTCGGCGCGCAGTCGGCGATGGGGGTTGATCCGATCTCGGTACTCATCATCGACAACGACCCCGGCAACGGCGTGGAGGGCGGACACATCAAGTTGGCCTTGTCGGTCGCCGGCCTGGCCTCGGCGACCCCCGGCGCACCGCTCGATATTGGCACGCTGATCCCCTACGGCTCGCCAGTCGAGGTTTTCTACCAGTGGGGCAACTCGGTCGGCAGCGGGCAGGATACCGGCCTCGTGCTGCGTGTCACGGATCGCGGTGAGCGGGCGATGTAATGGACACGATCCAGGAGCGCCTCAAGCGGCTGACCAACGCGAAGCGGGGCAAGGGCCGACTGCCTCCGGCGCCGCAACGGTCGTCGTTGCCCAAGGACCTTGCCGTTGCCTACCCGGTCGGTCAACAGCAAGGCGGGACCGGTGGCATCGCCTCACCGTTGACGGAACAGGGGACAGCGCCAACCGAGTACTACCACATGACCAGCTCGGACGGCTTTGTCGTGTTCGAGTACGGGCGGGAGTCTTACTACACCGACGCCAACGGCGACCCGGTGCAGGTCATCAACCTCGATCGCTGGGGATGAGGGGGCTCCGGGCAAAGATCCCGACCGGCATCGGGTATCCCTATCACGGCCTGGCGCGAGGCTACCATGCCACATTCCCGGGCGCCGTTACGCTCACGGTGTCGGCAATAAACGGGTGCTTCGTCGCACGGCATCCGAATCCGCCAGCCATCAACCGAACGCCGGAGCAGCTGGCCGACGATGCCGCCAACGGGTGGGAGTGGCGCGACTACGCCCTGCTGTGTGGAGCCGAGCGGCATTTCAATGGCAACCCATCGGCCGAGCTGGGCGAGAATGGCTGGCTGTACGTCGACGGCAACGGCCGCGCCTGGCACATGACCTTGCACCACGACGCGCCTGTGGATGGTTCGTTCGTCGTCCGCGTCAAGCGGCGGAGGTTGTTCGGGCACTTTGGTGGCGACTACAGCGGTATCAGCGTCGAAGAAGTCGGTACCTACACATTCAACTACGAGCTGCCGCAGCACTATATCGACGGCGGTGGCAGCTACACCGCAGCCGATGCCATGGCCAATCAGCTCGCTGACGTATTTTGGTTTAGCGGCCTCGGGTGTGAGCTGATACCGAGCGCAGACGGGTCTAGCGTGATTGTCAATATGCGGAGCAGCAGTGGCATTATTGGCGCCATGTACGGGGCATGCCGTACGGGTTATGACGATGAGACCCGGTACTTGTTCGGCGTGCTGCAGATCGACGTAACGGGCAGCGGGGACCAGGAGACCGGCATTGGCATCAGCGCGGCGATCTCGACGCTCATCGCCGGCCCGAGTCTCATCATCGAGAACGTTGACACCTCGAACCCGGACACCGGGCCGCAGCCGGCGCTGGTCACGACCTGGTCACCGCCCGAGGCATTCCCCCTCGACAACGGGACCGTGGATGGCGAAGAGCGAACGATCACCCGGATCCCTTCTTACAGCTACACCGACAACGAATACTGGTCAGCCAACGTGGTCGAGCGGTTTCGTGCTGTCTGCCTGCACACGCCGCACGGCTCGCTGGAGCGGATCTACGAGCGGATCGCGTACAACAAACGGACCTATGGTGCGTCGGGTAGTGGTTCGGTCGATTACAACTGGGTCTGGAACGATTTCGCCAGCAAGTGGGACTATGTCGACTGCGATGGCTCGGCAGCCTACACGCTGACCCGGGACACCGAGATTGTCGAGCAACGCAAGATCAGCTATGTCTTCAATGGCACTGTCGTCGATGTCTTCGACGGGCGCGAGGAGACGATCAACCACGACCCGCTGATCGTTTCAGTGACCTACTCTGGTACATCGGCCTGCGGTGGGATCGAGGACCACAACAACCCGGTCAGCAGTGAGCACACGTTCCTCGTCAACGGGCAGGACTACGCATCGGCCGGCGTGACACTGGCGCAGCTGTATCCCGATGCCGTGGCGATGGTCTATGGCAACGTCATCGTCACACACGCCGCATGGGACTCGCTGACGGGCGGTTGGCGATGGAAGGCCCGGGCAGCCAGGGCCTATGGCGAAAGTGGGTTCAGCGGCGAATTGTGGTCCGAGCTGATCGAATATGAGATGCCGGTGCTGGGCGATCCGCGGGCCTGGGGAGTGTTCCCGAACGCGATGTCATACCAGCCGGTGACGAACGAATTCGCCATCGGCGTTGACCAGTACGAGCCGGTTCAATACTTCTGATCACCACTTCGGCGCGCGGATCTGCTCGATCTGCCGGTCGATCCCGCGAATCTCGTCAGAAAGCGACAGGTTCTCGTCCCAAGATTTCCCGCCGCGTTGGCGCTCCATCGACAGCGAATGGCGCTTCATTTCCAGCCGCTTGATCCGCTGCTGGTCGCCGTAGCTCAGTGTATGGCGTCGACTGTGCTCCCGCGCTGCCGCTTTCCGGTCCTGCTGGTATGCCTCCTGGCGCTCGATGCGCTCCAGCATGTCCAGCTCGCCCTGGCGCAGGCCCCGGGTGCCGGAATCGGGCACGTACTGGCGCGAGGCATCGCTGCTGCACTTCGTCTGTGAATAGACCGTCTTTCCGTTGACGGTGCATTTGTAATAGCTGCCGGCGAGTGCCGACGTGCTGAGGGCGGTGATCGCGATGGCTGCGATAAGCGTGTGCTTCATGCTGGCCTCCATGTCGTTGTCCAATAGACGAGTATAGGCCCGCGTCGTTGGTGCGGCTTAATGTGGGTCAAATAGTCGCCGAGAACCTCGGTTTAGCGAGGTAATCAGTTGATAACACGCGGGGATAAGTGATTGATTTCTCTCGGCGGATAATGCGCGAGTTGATAACAAATTACGCGCCAAGTTGCAGATTTTTCAGCAGCCGCGACTGGCCTTTTAATCAATTGGTCGCAGGTTCGAATCCTGCACGACCCACCATTTTTCCCCAACAATTTCAGTATGTTGCCAGTATAGGCAATCGCTGATTTTGTGTAGTTGATAACACGGTTGATAACAAATCACCGTTCTGTCGGCTCAACGGTCGGCACGGAATGGTCGTAAATACTCACCATCGCGTCCGATTTGTGACCACCTGCTTCACGCTTGTCGGCCCATGTGCCGGCGGTGTTGGTGATGCCGAGATGTTTCAGGCCGTGCAGTGTAAACACCTGGTCGCTTTGGATCTGGCCGGCTTCGACGGCGGCGCGCATCAGTCTGTCCCATGCCGTTGACAGGCTCGATCGCTGCAGCGGGTCGCCGCTGGCGTTGACGACCAGCGGCCGGTCCTTGGGGTGCAGCGGTACCGGCATTTTCCGCTTTTGCCAGATCGCGTCGCGTCTGGCTGTCAGCGCATCCCAGGCGGCGCGCACGCGTGGCGACCAGGCGGTGACGTTGCCGCGGCTGCCCTTGCGCCGGATGACGACGACGCCGGCCTCGGTGGCGCGTTCGTCGCTCATGTCGAGCACCTCGGCGCCGCGCAGACGCAGCAGGTAGGCCAGCTCCATCACTGCCCACAGGTACGGGGCGCAGCTGCCCTTGGTGCGCTCTGTCATGGTTCCACAGCGTTTCGCGTAGGCCACGGCGGCGACATACACCTCGGGTGTTGGGACTTTGCGCTGCCTGCGCTCTTCGGGCGGCTCGACACCTTGCGCGTGGTTTGTCGTCAGGTGGCCGCGGTTGATTCCCCACCGAAACAGGCGTTTGAGGTATCGCAGGGCGTGTGCCGCGGCGCTCGGTCCCCGCTCGCGGGCAATCTTGTCAATCAGGGTTTGACAGACCGGTCGCGACCAGGCCGACAGCTTGGCTTCTCCCAGCGGTCTGCCCGTCTTCATTCGGGTGTCGATGAGGCCCGCGGCTGAAAACCTGTAGTCACGCTGTGTGGCGGGGGCCAGTTTGGCGAACTGCGGTGAGGCTTCGAAGGATTGCACCAGGTGGCGCAAGGTGCCGCGCTGGATGCCTTGGTGGTCTTCCATTGCCCGGTGCAGATCGGCGAGGGTGGCATCGGGCCCGGCGAGGCGCTGGGAGTGCTGTTTCCCTGACTCGTCGCGCCAGGACGTGTACCAGCAGCCCTTTCCATAGGCCTTCCAGTAGACCCGGTCCGGCAATTTGCCCGGGTCGATGTGCGTTGGCATCGGTGGTTTCGATACTGCCATCAGAATTCTATTTGTTCGTCGGGCTGAGTCGACGATTGTTGCTCAACACCGAGCGCGACGTCCAATGCACGGCCGGTGGTGCTCGGTCGCCCGGCCTTGCCTTTGAAATACCTGATTCGGTTTTTGTGCAGGAACCGCTTTACGTCGGCTTCGGTCTCGCCGCCGCTCATCTCCAGCAGTTGTTCGTACACAATCGGCTCCGACATCACGCAACCGCCTCCAGCGGGCTCGGGGTGCAGGAGGCCGCGTTCCTGGCGACGTGGGTGTAAATCTCGGTCGTGCGCACGTCGGCATGCCCGAGCAGTTCCTGGATTCGCCGCAGGTCGGTGCCGCGCTCGAGTAGATGCGTGGCGAAGCTGTGGCGCAAGGTGTGTGCCCCGACACGCTTGCTGATGCCGGCGGACTTTGACGCCGCGCGGATCGCTTTCGAGATTGCCGAGTCGTGCAGGTGGTGTCGCCGCATGACGCCGCTCCGCGGGCAGGCCGAGATCCGAGACGCCTGGAACACGAACTGCCAGCGAAAATCCTTCACGGCCAGCCCGAGTTTCCGTTCGAGCGCATGGGGCAGATAGACCTCGCCGAAGCCGTCGGCGAGGTCGCGTCGGTGTGTGCGTCTGGCAGTTTCGATCTGTTGCCGTAGCGGCTGGATCAGTGGCGCCGGCAGCATCACTGCGCGGTCTTTGTTGCCCTTGCCGTTGCGCACCATGATCTGGTGACGGTCGAAATCGATATCCTGCACGCGCAGCGAGAGCGCCTCGTTCAGGCGCAGGCCAGATCCGTACAGCAGGCTGCAGATCAGCCAGGCAGTGCCCTTCGTGTGCCGCAGCAGGTGCTGTACTTCGTTGACCGACAGCACGGTTGGCAGTCGCCGTGGTTTGCGGGCGCGCGTGAATGCGCCGATGTCGCCGACGGCGATCTGCTGGACCTCGCGATAGAAGAACACCAGCGCGTTGAGCGCCTGTTTCTGCGTGCTCTGAGACACGCGGCCGTACTCGGCCAGGTCGCTGAGAAAGGCGCGCAGTTTCACGCCGCTGTCGCCGTCTGGGTGCGTCAACAGCCACCGGGAGTACCGCGCGACCCAATGCGCGTAGGCTTTCTCGGTGCGCAGCGACATCTGTTTGAATGCCATCACGCGCCGGAGTTCTGCCAGCGCTCGGTCGATTCTTGGGTCGGTGTTCATGCGTGGATATTTGCCAGGCGGCCTATGAATATCTGTTATGCCTCAAAAGATATCGAGGTCGGACACTGTGAAGCGCCCATGGCATCCGCAGCATTCGAACTCGATGGCCAGGCCATCCCATTGGGCTGGCTTGTCAGTGGTGCCGAACACAGCGAGGCCGAGAAGGTCTTCCGCGTGGCAATATTCGGTGCTGTCGTCGTTGTACGGGAAATGGTTGAGGTACAGGCGCCGGCCGCAGTGCGGGCACTCGACCTTCACGTCGTATTGCACCAGTCCGGTGACGCTCGGCATTTCAATCTGGCTGTCGCTCATGTCAGAACGTCGTCGGTCGCGCGACGCCGCGGATCGCCCACATCAGGCCCTGCTGCAGGTTCGTCTTACCCAGTGCGACGCAGCGCTTGTCGGTATCCGGGTGCGCTTCCAGCTTGGCGATGTACGCTTCGCATTGCGCGGCCAGGTCCTTGCCTTCGTTCATCAGGTCGATCTCCTCCTGGCTCAGGTCGCGATAACCTTTGATCTTTTCGTGTTGGTCTTTCATCAGGCGTACCTCTTTTCTGTGGCGCATAGGCATTTGTACCGATCAAGAAACCGCTCGGCGGCCTTGATCGGATACAGGGGTTGAATGGTGATCGAGAGGGGTTCAATACCCTCGATCAGGGGCCAGACGTCGTCATGTGGCGGCATCAGGTCGCGCTGCTCTGTGGCGAGCAGCAGCCGGTCGGCCTCTTTGATTTCGGGCGGGATCTCGCGCGGCAGTCCGAACCGATCGAATACGGCGTGCTCGACGCGCTGCTCGATCTCGCGATAGTCGGGTAGCAGGTTTTTCAGTGGGCGAGGGATGTCGCCGACGAATGCCTCTGCGGCGTCGTGCAGGAGCGCGTGCAAAGCGAACTCGTCGGGCACGATCATCGAAGCGAGCCACGAGTGCTGCGCCACGCTGTAGAACTGGCGCGTATGGCCGCCAAAGCGGCAGATGTTCGATAGGGCGTGTGCGATATCGACGATCGTGAACTCCGAGTGCATCGGCCGGATGAAATCGAAGTAGCGGCCTGACACGGTCAGGATGTCGGGGCGGGTGGTTTGCGCTTCATTCACCGAACATGTCCTCTGTGTGTGTACACCGCGCCGGCACCGGCTCGCCGACAGGCACGAAGGCGGTGCAGCAGGGGCGGTCGACGTGGTCGTAGATCCATTCGCTGGGGTACTCAGGCGCGTCGACTGGAAAGCCCAGGGCCCGGCCAAGGATCTCGCAGCAGTCGCCGTCTTCGAGCTCGTCCAAAATGGTGGCGCGGCCATTGGCTAGTGCGTCGCGCTCGCACTTCTGGCACCAGGCGGCTTGAAAGCATTCGCCCTCGGTACCGTTGCTGGGTCGGTAGGATCTGGTCACGGTCGCCTCTCTTGTCACCTCAGTACCACCAGGCATCATCAATCGCCCGGTGCCCGCACTTCGCGCACACCGCCGTCCAGCCGTTCTCGATCTCGGCCCCGTCGGAATAGTCGTGCGCCGATCCATCGGGGCATGTCGCGCGCGGGCCGCAGGCCACGTAGCTGCCGGACTGTTTCGCGGCTGCAAAGGTGCACTCGCCGCAACGGCGGCTCGGGGAGTTTGCATACTCTTCGCTGGATTCTTCGTAGCACTTGCCGCACTCGGGGCATGTTGTGACGTGGGGCATGGTCAGGCTCCGGCGGCTCGGCAGACGAGTACGGTCCCGTCCTGCATCAGCCCGATGCGCGCGTCGGCATCGTCCTGCAGCAGATCCATGAACTGCTCGTGCCAGGTGTTGGCATCGTCGACGGCGCGGCCCAGTTCGGCCTCCAGCTGCGCGATGCGCCGGTCGGCCGCTTGCAGCCGCGCGGCCAAGTCGGTGACCTCGGCGCGCAGTTGCGCCAGGGCGAGGCGATCGAGGCGGCGGGCGAGGTTGTGTAGCGTGCGATCCATCACGCCGCATCCGGTGGCGGCGGGTCGGTCCGCCGGCGTCGCGGGTGGTCGCGCAAGCCGGCCAGGTGCCGCTTGAGCCGGTAGTCGGCCAGGCGGCAGACGTTGCGCAGATCCTGCTCGGCCTGGCGCTGGGCCTCGGTGCTGTAGATTCTCCGGTTCATTACGATGCCTGCTGTCTCAGGTAGTGCGGGAGGCTGTAGGGGTCGTCGACCAGGTCGGCGTACTCCGGCAGTGGCTCGAACTGGATGGCGGGCGGGGCCTCGCCGGCCGCGCGTTTTTCGGTAGCGGCCTGGTCGGTCAGGTCGCGGGCCAGCAACACGGCACGCTCGGCCGCGCGCAGCTCCTCGAGGACGCGGTCGAATTTCCGAGCCGCGAGCCAGTGCATGCCGCGTGCGGTGGCGGCCGCGGCTTCGTTGCCGAGTTCCAAGGCGTCGGTGAGGCGCTGCTGCGCGGTGTCGATGGTGTACATCAGTGTCCCTCGTGGTCAGCGTGGTCCTCGATCAGCCCGGCCAGCTCTTCCAGCCACAGGGCGATCTCGGCATCGATGATGGGTAGCTCGGCGATCGCGCGCAGGCGGTCGGCGTGCAGTTGTGCATGCGGTATGCCGGGGCGCAGCATCTGCCGGATGCGCGCCACCAATGGGTCGGGCCCGGGTGCCTGCGGTACCGGTGGCGCGGCCGGGATTTCGGTTTCGGTGTTATCCGTGGCCGGCGGGGTGCTTGCTGCGCCTGCCAGGCTGTCTTCCCACCACCACATCACCTGTCCGTTCTTGTTCTTGCCTGTGCGCAGCTCCGGCGTGTTGCCGGCTTTCACCAGCGTGCGCAGCAGTGCCGACACGGTGCCGTTGTCGATGTCGCCGAGGGCGTCGGCAAGTGCCCGCGAGGTCACCGCCGGTTGGCCGTTGCCGGCCATGGCCTGCAGTTGCTCGCGCACGCGTTGCGTCTTGTTCATGGATTTCTCCTGTGCCGCGTGCGGCGCCGTGGGCCTGGTCGCCGGCGCCACGCTGCCCGGTCGCGGCGGCGCGCTGGGCAGTCGCCGGGTGTCGAGGTCGCGAAACTCGCTATGGTGGCGGTAGCCGATCGGCGGGTGTTCGGGGTGCTTGTTCATGCCTCGCCCTTCGCGGCGAAGATCAGCGCCTGCAGCTCGGCGATGTCGTGGTCGTAGCGCGCGAGGGTGTCGCGGTCGTCCTGCTCCGGTACCTCGCCAGTGATCGTGCTGCAGCACTGGTAATGCGCCTCGCGCTCGTCCGCGAGCCAGGCCAGCGACTTCTCGGCTTGGGCGAGTAGCTGCGCGGCGTGCGCTTGGAGGGCGACTTTTCTGGCGTAGTGGTGTTGGGCTGGGGTCATCACATATCCCTCAACGCCAGCGCCAGGTACCCGCGGGCGATTTCGAGGCGCTGCAGGTTCTTTTTCGAAAACTGGCTCGGGTGCATCAGTGCGTATTCGATGGCGTCGTGCCCCTCGCGTGCGGCCAGGATCGGGTCGCGATCGATGGCGATGGATTCGATGTGCCGTACGCGTTCCGTCGATGAATTCATGGTGTGCCTTCTACGCATTGACTCGTCGCTGATCGAAAATATAGCAACGCTATAGCCATCAAGCAATAGCAAAGCTAAAGTTTTTTGACGCGCGAGTAGATGGGCGCCGTGCGGTTGGCGCCAGGGGGGGGCGGTATTGGTGTGGTTCGGCTAGGGTTGGCGGTGCGGGGACAGCTGTTTGCGGAACAGCTCGAGCAGCTGTTTGTCTCTTGCCTCTGCCGCGTATCGAATGGCTGTTTTGCCATCGTGGTTGCTGGCATTCAGGTCTGCGCCCGATTTCAGCAGCAACTTCACGAGCGAAAGATCACGGTGCTGTGTGGCAAGCAGTAGCGGCGTTTCGCCATGCGCATTGGCTGCATTGGGATTGGCGCCCGCGTTGAGCAGGGCAGCGGCCGTTGTGTAGTCCGAGTCATCGGCCGCTTGCAACAAGCGTGCGTCAGCGTCGTCAGGTTTCACGGGTTGGTGGTTGATGGTCGGATTCTGCGTGATCGCGGGCAGGTCTTTGCCGCAGTGGCGGCAGACCACGGCTTCGGTTTTGATCATCTCGGCGCAATAAGGGCAGCGTTTTTGTCTCCCCGATTCGATGGCGTCGCGGTCCAGTTTGTCGGAGTTTGGACGCAAGACCAGGGCGACGATGATGCCGACAAGGGGTGACAGTAACAGCGATAACAGAAATATCCCGACTCCGCTTCGGCCTTTGTGCGCTGCGATCACGCCTGCTACGACACTGAAGATCAGCCAGAAAAGTATTTCCACGTGCCAACGTTCCTTCGTTCGGTTATTCGTCGATCCATGTGCCTATCACCTTGCCGATGATGCGAAACGGATCAGTGATCATTGGGTACTGAGGGTTGAGGGGCTTAAGGTAGCGTTTTCCGGCCTCTTCGATAAACACTTTGAACGTGACTTTGGCGTCGCCGTTGATCTTGGCAATGACGCTGTTGCCTGAAACGACGCCGCCGGCCTGGTCCGGGTCGATGTAGATGATGCTGCCGGCGGGGTAGCTCTTGCCGTATTGCGCTGTCATGGAGTCGCCCTCCACGCGTAAGGCGTACGTCTGCACCCCGTGGCTGATCGGGCAGGGGCGCCATTCGAGCTCATCATCGGGCAAGTCGTGCATTTCGGCGTCGTGCCAGTGGCCGGCCTGCACCCAGCTGATCACCGGCACCAGGCCGCGCGTGTCTGGGCCCGCGTAAACGTTGTCGATTGCGGTGCTGTCTGCCGAGTAGGGTTTCTGGTGTTCGGCAACGCGGAGGGCTGTCGTGTCGTCAAGCGTAACTCTGCCGTCGAAGTATCCTGGCATGTTGAGCAGTGTTTCGATCTTGCGGGCGCTGCCATCACCAAGCGCACGGTATCCCGTCAGCCACTGATTGACCTGCGCGGGAGATTTGTGAATTGCGCGCGCGAAATCCGCCTGGCTGTCGCCATACAGGGCGTTAATCAGTCGTTTCAGGAGCCGGATTCTATCCATTGGCAAAGCATAAGCGTTGCTAAATTTAGCAAGGCTATTGACCGGATCGTTTAGCATGGCTATATTTCAGCCATGCATCCGATTCAGAAAGCGTTCGAAATTGTTGGCGGTCAGGCCAAGTTGGCGGCGCTGCTTGGTGTCACGCCGCCGACCGTCAATCAGTGGGCAAATGGTGTCCGGCGTGTGCCGGCAGAGCGCTGCCCGGAAATAGAGAAAGCCACAGCTGGCGCGGTCCGTTGCGAGGATCTGCGACCTGATGTGAATTGGTCTGTGCTCCGGACGGCTCAGCCGCGGCGGGATGCAGTCGCGTGATTTCTCCATCGGCACTCCTCCCTGTCGTTGATAAGGGCTTGGCCCCGGCTTCGGCCGTGGGCCCTCTTTTTTTGCCATGGGCGGGGCTTCCAAGTCTTTCCAAGTGGCTTGGAGGGGATTGAATGCGCCAGGCCGAGCTCTTCCACGACGACGTGTTCGACGCCTTGCGCACCGATATTCAGGCACTCGGTGGTGCCAAAAAGGTCGGTGCGCTGTTGTGGCCAAAGCTCTCACCCGACAAGGCTGGCGAAAAGCTGTCGAGCTGCCTGAACCGGCAGCGGGCCGAAAAGCTCGATCCCGAAGACATCCTGTTCATTCAGCGCGAGGCGGCCCGGGTCGGCAGTGTGGCCAGCCTCACGTATATCGCCGATTACGTCTCGATTCATCGGCCGGTGATCATCGAGCCCGACGACGAAAAGGCCCAGCTGCAGAAAGACTACATCGCCGCGACCAGGGCCATCGCGCAGATCGCGCAACGACTGGAGCGCCTTGCCACATGACCAAACGCGCCACCGGCAAGCCGTTCGACAGCAAAACCGGCCGCGCGGCATCGCTGAAGTCACCCTGGCGTCGGCAGCAGTTCTGCGGCACCCAGCGCGCCAAGACATTCCGCGACCGCTTCGACCGCGAAGACGAACCACGCGAGGATCCGCATGACGACTGAACGCAAGCCCCTGTTGATCGGCCTGGCCGGCCAGGCGCGCACCGGGAAAGACACGGCGGGCACCTACCTGGCAACCCGTTACTGCCTGCGCCGACTGGCGTTTGCCGAGCCGATCAAGCGCGGCATCGCCGCGATGCTCGACGAGCCCTATGCCGTCGTCGCGGCCTGGCCGAAAGAGGCCGCAATCGACGGCCTTGACGTGACCCCGCGACAGTTGTTCCAAACGCTCGGCACCGACTGGGGCCGCAACCTGGTGCACCCCGACCTGTGGATCAGTCTGCTACGCCGCCAGTGGCGCGAGATACGCGCTGATCCCGAATACGGCGGCGCGGTGATCACGGACGTGCGCATGCCCAACGAGGCGGCTTGGATTCGCCGCGAGGGCGGTCTGGTGATCCACGTCACCCGCGACGACAGGCCAGCCGTGCGCCAGCACGTCAGCGAGGACCCGCTGCCGATCCTGGAGGGCGACGTGTCGCTGCCGAACAACGGCACGCTCGACGAGCTGCACTGCCGGCTGCGGGACATTGTCGACGGGTTCCGGGCAGCGCAATGACGGACCGCCTGTTCGTTCACGACTGGGACGACTGGCAGTCGTATCGCCGCGATCGCAAACAGCCGCCATGGATAAAAGTGCACCGCACGCTGATGCGGGATCTGAAATGGATCGACCTGACCGATGCCGAAAAAGGGCAGGTCGTGTCGATCTGGCTTCTTGCTGCTGATAGAGACGGCGAACTGCCATGTTCGCCTAGGCAAATACAGAAGCTGTGTCATCTGGACGCTGAGCCAGATGTTAACCGATTGATAGAAATCGGTTTTTTAGAGTGGCGTCAAGGTGACGCCAACATGACGCCACACCGACGCCAACATGACCCACCAGAGGCAGAGGCAGAGGCAGAGACAGAGGCAGAAGCAGAGACAGAAGCAGAGGCAGAGGCAGAAAGCGCCGCCGACGTCGAGCCGACGCCAGAGTTGTCGCCACGTGAGGCGTTGGTCGCCGAGCTGGCGCGATTGCGATTTGCACACGCCGATGTGCACAAGCCCAAATTCCTCGCCACGCTGCGCGAGTGGATCGCCCTGGGGGTCGCACCGCAGGACCTCGCCGACGTGACTGCCATGTTGCGTCAGCGGGACGAGAGCAAGCAATTCGGCCCGTCGTACATCGACCGGCCGTTACGGGAATACCTGGAGGCGAAACGCAATGGGCATGCAGGCAGTGAGCGAACTGGCGGCAAAGGTGCTCGACGATCCAGCGCCGAAAACATGCTCGACGCCATCCGAGCCTACGCCGCCACCGATCCCGGCGAAGTGGATAGCGGCCCTGTTTGCGAAGATGCAGGCGCGCTACGGCCACAAGTGGTCGAGTTCCTACCCGGACGCGATCGCAAGCGTCGCGATGGCTGAGTGGGCAAGCGGGCTGGCAGGGCTGACAGGCGAGCAGATCCGGCAGGGCCTCGAGGTCTGGGATTCGGCCTGGCCGCCATCGTTGCCGGAGTTCCGCAATGCCTGCAAGCCGCCGCCGGACAACCTGCCGTTCGGGGCTGCACACCGCCGTTTCCCGAAGGCACTGCCCAAGCCGAAGGCCAAGCCCGAGATTGCGCAGGCGGCCCTCGACGACATGCGACGGGAGCTGCACACATGAGCCGTTGCACCTGGGTCGATACGCAGGGCGTGCGTTGTCCGGCACCGGGCACGCAGTCACGCAGCACCAACGGCAGCGGCCGGCTGCTGTGCGTGGCGCACGCCCACTGCCGCAACAAGCGCGACGGCGACGCGATCGTGAATGCCTACGTCGAACGCGGGGAAGACCAGGCGCTGTCTGCCGGCGAGCGGGCCACTGTGCAAAGGCGGCTGGCCGGCGTGACAGAGCGCCCGCGTGGTGTCGTGCTCGACGCCCCACGCATCGCAGCGCGCAAACGCGAGGCCGACAAGCGCCGTGCGGTCGACGTGTACGAAGCGGCGGTCACCGGCTGCCAAGCCGCCGGCATGGACCCAGCACGTGCCCACGAAGAAGCACTGGCGCACGTGTACCGCGTCGCCGAATCCCGGCGCCTGCACCTGCCGCCGCCAAAGCTGACGCCGGCCGACCGACGTGCCGGTGCTGGTGCCGGCGATGAGCGGTGACATGGCGGCGTGTCGATGCGTATCACTGGCGCAACGACGACGGCTACAGCATTTGCCGCGTGTGTGTCGGTGGGCGCTGGATGTTCGAGGCCTGGCCGCCACGCGTGGAGAAATGGCCGACGTTGGCGGCCCTGCCGCGTGCGTTGTGTCACGTCCAGTCGTTCGCCGAGGCAGCAGCAATCGTCGACCGCGCTTTGTCAGCGGGTCCTTCCTAGCCAACGCAATTCACGGATCGCGGGGG